CATTTCTGGTGTAGATCGAACGAGTGTCATAAAAAACAAAAGTTTAAAGATGACTCGTCAGCTTCAACAACGAACAAATAAATTGATGTTTAAAATGTTCGATAATTTTCCGAGTATATATGATGAGGTGCTTTTTTATATGGTGGGAAAAATCACAGCGATCAATTCAAACACGATGACGTTGGATATTGAGAGCAATTGCAATAGTAAATATCGAGTCGGGGACAGAATCTTCACTTCGATAAATGAGTCCGGAGAAACAGCCCACACAATTAGTGCAGTATCAAATTCTGGCGGATTCGTGACTATAACTACCTCGACAACATTATCAAGCACTGTAGGGCATTACATGGGTAAATTGATGTTCGGAGGAGTAGTATTGAATAATTCAGACAAAAATATTGATATAGCAGCGAATCAAGAGGATACAGTCACTTGCGTGGATTTCACAAAGTTGTTTGATAAGGCTCTAGTCAATAATGCATGGGAAGATGTAGACGGTAGATATATTATCAACTCATTTTGTAATGAGACGATTAACAGAAACAAACTTATTGACGAGATGAACTACGCAACGAATGGAACGATTCAAGCTGAGTGGATAGAAACAGGGGACGGAGATAATCCTACTACAGATACGAGTACGTTTCAGGAAGGAACAGCATCCGGAGTATTGCCTTGGACAAATAGCGGAGGGACTGCAACATTTACAGCGAGTCCAACAAGTGCAGATATTTCTGACTATACCGGAGCAGCGAGCGGATCACCTACATCGGGGCGTTTGGGATTCTGGTATAAGGTTACAAGTCTAGCTGCGGTCACTTCTTTCGTGGTGCATATTGGATCTGATGCAAGTAATTATGTTGCGATATCGGTAACACCTACAACTACAGATTGGGTATATATTACAGACTTATTGAGTAGCGGAGCGAAGACAGGGACACCAGTCTGGACAGCGATGGATTATCTAGCAGTCGTTATTACTGAAACAGGTAGTAGCAATATTATGTTTGATGGATTTAGAATCCTAGAAACAAAGTTTTTCAATCACTATCCGAATGTAAATAGTACGCCGAATTTTGATGATTTTCGTATCTCACGAACCAAGCCGATGGAAGTGATGGGAAGGCTCTCAGCACCTATTAATTATTACTGGCATATAGATGATGAGAGAAATATTTATTTCTACGATAACACTACACTGTATGCACCGTTTGCCCTTAATAGTACGAGCAATAATTATAACAATCTTAGTTTTAAGTATGATACTGCTAACCTTATCAACAGTCAGGTAATTGAGGGGGGGACAGAGGTTAGTACTTCGACATATACTCAGGTAGTTGAGGGAAATAGTATCATCCGAGAATGGCTTACGAAGAATAAATTTAAAAATCTAATTGTGTCGCTTGATGACAATTCGAGTACTGATACGATGGAAGCTACGACAACTACAACAACAGTGAAAGCTACTACTCATGGTTTACTGGTGGGGGATTATATAACGAATAGGACACGATCAAATGCAGTGCGTAAGATTTTAACAGTACCAGATGCAGACTCATTTACGGTTGATGCTGTAGCTAGTCAGGCGAGTGGGGATACATTTAGTAAGTACGTTGCAGTTACAGTGGGGCTTGAAAATCTTGTAGATGAGACAACTGTCGATTACGTATCTAATTTTTCAGAGAAATCTATTCGTGCTTCAGAAACTACAGCTACGCTTGATGCAGATGACTTCTTATTATTCGCATACAATGAAATTGTGCCTATTCTTGTTCAAGTAACAGATGGGGCCTCAATCTCAGCAATGAAAATAAATCTAGGATATACAGATGGAATATTTGAGGGAGAAAAAATCGTAGATAAAACTCTTTCAAGTCGAAGTGAAGCAGAGGATCTGGCGAGTGCTAAGGTTGCTAAGTATAGCAATACTATTATTACAACAACGTTTACCACAGAATTTCATGGACTTACTGAAGGTATGAAAATACGGATCACTGATACAAGTGGACAACGTAATGTGGATCAGGATTTCTTAATACAGCAGATACATATGCAAGAAGTCGACAACGATTGGATGAAATATGAAGTGATAGCTAGTTCATTACTATATGGAGTACTAGAATTATTACAGCAAATACTTAGACAAAACAGACTGCTTGAAGTAGATGAAGATCTTGTAGTGAATGAATTAGTAAGTCCGGAAGATAATATCGAAATAACAGATGCGTTCACTGATGCTGAGAACGTAGAAGCATTTCCAGATAATGTGGAGCTGTCAGACTCATTACTTATCGAAGAGATCGTACCACCATTTCAGTGGGGAGCTGGCGGAAGTCCGCAAGGGAAATGGAACTTGTCGGAGTGGTCATAAATTGTTATCATGTACATAATTAACACGCCTTTATGGAAAAAATCAAAAGCAAATCAAAACTTAGTATTGTCGGAGTCTGGGACTGCGAAATGGCAGATATACGTACTGGTCAAGTTCGACATCAAAAGATGTATAACTATACGCCCGATGTTATGTTGGAAGCTCTAGCAGAACAATCGAGTGGTGTGAATACAACAGATTTAGGAGACAATACATATTGTGCATTGGGTACAGGTAACACAGCAGCAGCGGCTGGAGACGAGGAGCTTGAAACTGAAACACAACGAAAAGCATCAAGCTCTACTTCGACTACATCTACTACTGGGAAGGTGGCAACATTCTTTGCAGCGAGTGAAGTATCTGGAACATTCGAAGAGATCGGATTGTTTAGTGATGGAAAAGGAGCGACAGCAACAAGTTCAGCAGATACAGGAATATTAAATAGTAGAGTAGTACAAACTTTGACGATCTCAGCTAGCGAAACTTTGACTGCAACTTTTAGTATGACATATGCAAGAGCTTAGTCAAGAAAGATAACAGGATTGAAAACTTAGAGCTTATGAGTCATACTGAACATAAGAAATTACATGCAAATATGAGAAATATATAAAACCTTTTCTATCACTTACGCACGAGCATAATGGCAGTCACTAATAAAACAGTCGTACTTGCGGGTGAAGATATAACCGCAGATCAAGCCAATCAAAACTGGGGGTTAAATTCAATCACAATTGCGTATAACTCAGACGGAACTATTGATACATATTCAGACTCAACAACAGGAACTGTTACGACATTTGTATATAATATTGATGGGACGATTGATACATATTCAGACACAGATCATACGTGGACTGTTGGATATAATACTGACGGTACGATTTCAGGTGTTACACGAACTTAATTTATAATATAAAATATTATGTCGGTATCTCTAATAGCCAACCCAGTAAAAATATCAGCTAATAATGCTGATAAACTTAGTCTTAGTAGTATTTTTATTACAAAAGTATTATCGGCATTAGGTAGGACGACAGTTACTCAATCTCTTGGATTTAGTAGTTCTTCTATTTATTCAATAGGGTCTACTCCTATCAATGGAGAGTTAGTTGTTTATAGTAATGTAGACGCTTTTAATGCATCCCCAAGTGGTCAGGAAGCGTATGTTTCCACTTATGGACAAGGTGCTTCCGGATCGGGTCAAATGAGAATTGCTTGTCCTATTCCTTCATTCCCCGGAAAAACTATAGAAGGGTTCCAAGTAGGTGGATCATCTGGAATATATGCAACAATTGTTGGAACAGGAGTAACGGCTATTTTAACAATGACATTAAAGAAAATTGATAGCTCAGGAACATTGACCACCGTTGCAACATATACATCCGCTGCATTCACGACATTTACAACTGTTTATCCATCCGCTTCAGGATCAGCAGTAACATTAAATAGCGGGGATAAAATAGTAGTAGAATATGATCTTGCTGTAGATACAGGAACACACAATACAACTAATTATTTTCATTTGCGTAACTTTCCGAGTCCAATAAGTACTACCATTAATATATTTTAGTAATTTCTCTCTATGATTTATAATCCACTAGAAACAAAAGCAAGTGCATGGTTGGGTGGTTGGATGCTTAATCGTCCAAAGATCACTCAGTTATTTGGTAATGATTTTAAGATCAACGGTAAATGGGTATATAAGAGCTTAGGAATGAAAGGACATAACGGAGTAGATTTCAGAGGGAAGAGCCGTATCACAGGCAAGTATTTCCCTATATTTGCACCGATAGAAGGTGAAGTTCGAGTCAAACATAGTACCGGAGGATACGGAATCCATGTAAAGATCAGAAACAAGTACGGAAAAGAAGTCGTACTCGGACATATGAGCGAAGCAGATGAGAGCAAACACGGAAAAATTGTTTCAGCAGGTGACTATCTAGGAAAGACAGGAAACACAGGATTATCAACAGCAGCACATTTACATATGGGGCTACGTAGAATTATCCCGAACAGTCGACAGAAAGACATATTCAAATGGGAAGTAAAGGACTACAACAATGGATACTATGGATACGAAGATTTCTACCCTTATCTAGTGAACTGGAAAGGGACATACAAAGATACATTTCTATCTGATAACTACTAATATTATGGGACTTGAATTTATTGCAATCGGAATCGTGTCATCATTGATTACTTCTCTAGCTAAGAAGCTTGGAGTATCACCACAGCAGTTTGTTGGAGTGCTTTGTTTGGTTTGTGCTGTTGTTGCTAGTTTTTTTATGAGCTACGCTTCACAGAGTATTATTGATACATTGTTACAAGTCGGAGGGGTATTTATCGCTTCATGGGGTACTGCGGTACTCTGGTATGAGGTAGTTACAAAACTTTTTAAAAAATAACACTATATTCCGATGATAGCAGCATACGTTGATACAATACTGGTTGGGCTTATTGGTTCGGCTTTGGGTATGTTGAGTCATTGGGGAGTAGTGAAGTATAAACAAAGTGCGAGCGATAAAAAAATAGCGAATCTGGAAAAACAAGTCGGGAAGTTGAACGACAAGATTATTAACAAGCACGAAGAAATGGAACGAAGATTCTCTACAGAATTATCTACAATGAAGAATGAAATCCACGAACTCCGATTAAGTGATGAAAGGAATGTTGGGAAATTTGAACTAATGAAAGAGAAGCTTTCTCATATAGATAAGAATATTGATACGCTTATAGCGAGATCAGATGGGAAATTTATAAAAAAATAAATATAGGATTTGTATAGTATATTTTATTGTGTGTAGTGACACTTTGTATTATAATAAGGATGAATTTATATTTAATTTCACCTTATGAAAACAACAGAAGAGTTTGAAAAACTCAGGACAGAGGACTTAGATAGAGTACTGAGTATTCTTGATGAAATGTGTCTCGAAGGAGAGGCAAAACAAATTGTGAAGCAACGTATGCAATGGAGCGAGCAGGGGCTTTGTGATAAATGCGGTAGTAGACTCATACATGAAAATGTCGGGTTTATAGCACCTGACCCTGAGATGTGGCAAATACATTGTACAAAATGCGACTTTTAATTATTACTAATTTTCAACTTATGTTAACTTTTGAAACACTACAAACTGTTGAGTCTGATATTGTAATTGATAGCGGAGTTTATTTGATGGGCAGTGAAGTTGAATACTACTACGTATTGAATACACAAACATTGAGTCGATGGAGTATTCACATAATTAAGTCTATTCATTTACGTACATTAATGAATAGCCATGACATACCATTGAACTCAGAAAAAGAAAAAAACAGGATGGTTATTGAGTTCGGGATTCTTTTAAATAAAGATGATGACGGAGATTTAATAAAAAAAATATCACCTTGTGATGAGCATGCATATAGATCCTACCAAGGGTAGTTTTAAACAAGTTATATATTTAATAAACAATTATGAGCGAATTAAAAATCTGGAACGATGACAATTCTATTCTGGCATTGAAAGCAATCTACGGTGCTACTCTCACCGTACCAGAATGGCATACCTTTATTGGTATAGGTAAAACAACAGGACTGAATCCTTTTAATCGAGAAATATGGGCCGTTAAGTACGGGAACAGTCCTGCTTCCATATTTATAGGGCGTGATGGTTACAGAAAAGGAGTATTACTGCAACCAGAATATGATTATCATACGGTAGATGCTGTATATTCTGGGGATACTTTCGAGGTAGTTAAAGGAGAAGTCGAGCACTCTTACAATATGAAAGATCGAGGAGAACTACTTGGAGCGTATTGTATTGTACAACGAAAAGGAGCAACGAAAACATCATATGTATTTGTAAATTTGAAAGAATACACTACAAACAAAAGCTTATGGAACTCGAAGCCAGCTACAATGATTAAGAAGGTAGCAGAGGCTCAGGGCTTGCGTATGGCATTCCCTACTGTGTTCGCTGGCACTTATGAAGAGTCAGAGAATTGGAAGGATAAGGAGGCAACACAAGCAGATATTGTTATTGAGGAAGTAAAAGTCGAGGGGGAAGAGTTATACAATATTTTTCCAGATGAGGATTTAGCTACTAACGATTCAGAAAATGAACTACGCACAGAAGAATAGGGACGTTATTACATCACATAAATTAAAAGCATTTCACGAAGATCAGTATTCATATTATTTAAAGCATGTCGCTCAAGTAGCACCTCCTTATCTGGAACGTCATCCAGATAGCGAGGATGTGAAAGATTATTTTGTAGTCGGACAAGCTGTCGATGATTATTTCACTATAGGAAAAGAAGCATACGATGAAAAATATGTCGTAGTGAAAACAAGAGTTTCTGATGTAGATAAAAAAATTACAGATACAGATATTAAGCTTGAGGGAATGAAGAACAAGGAAACGAAAGCAGCCGAAGCTTGTATTAAAAAACTGGCAGAGCTTCATGCAATAAAGGGTAAGATCCAGCTTACTGGAACAATGAGTTTGCAAGTTGAAGAAGCTTTTTTCGAAGCAACACAGCAATCAATGTTTTTAAAGGAATACAACAAAGAATATATTACAGTAGAGCTTGAGGGGATGCCAAGGCTTGGAGGTGAAGTCGACCATATTTCAGAGGATAAAAAGTTTGTCGTTGACTTGAAAACATGTGCGAACTTAGATAAATTTGATCCAGAGCAGTACGTTTGGCAAATGGCATACTATCAATGGCTCGTGGAAGAGAAATACGGAGAGAGGCCAACGATTGAATTGCATATATTAGAAAAGGCAAGTTCAGCTCGACCGTACAGCAGATCTAGTTTTGTCAGATATACTGATGCAACATTATTAGCAAAGAGAAAAGAAATCGTCGAGGTACTTATCCAACTTACAAAAGCACATAAGTCTGGGGTATTTATTAAACCATTACTTGATCAGCAAATGAGATCAGAGTTCTATGGCTATGAGGGATACGGAAGAATGATTGAACCTATAATTTATTAAATATGAAGCTTGTTAAAAAAAAAGCTCAATAGCGTGGTGTAGGAAAAACCACAAGCTACATCCTTGCTATGACTTTGAATATCAGAAAGAGAAAGAAAAAACTGTGTTCATGTATAGCGGAACGATGATTCCCACCGGACGTGTATATTGCGAAACATGCGAAAGGAGTATAAAATCACAACGTTTCATAAGGTGAAACACAAAGAAAAGGGGGGTTTGTTTCCCGTGAGGTTACCTCCCTCCCTTTTTTTAATTGTATTAAAGAGGGAGATACAATATAGTCACTACATGATAACAATAAACATATGAGAAAATCACCACCGAAGTATTTTTTCCAGATGAGAGCTAAACAAGAGTATGTACAAGAACACAGGGAACTTGCAGAGTCCAAAGGCTTCAAAGGACTCGCTGCGTATATTCGATATTTACTAGAACAGGCTAAACATGCAGATACCCAAACCAGTAAAAAAGAAGAAAAAAAAGCAAGTATACCTATTTCCATCAGCCGTCTCGCAGAAAATTTACGAGCGAGATAATCACCGATGCATTATTCGGGATTGTTTGTATCTGGATATAACGCCTCACCATGTGTATTGGAGATCTTCAGAGAAATTTAGAGACGGAACACAGAATGATATAGATAAGGGTGTTACACTTTGCTTCACACATCATAGAAATTTGCATGATGCTGTAGATAGGGAACTTGATGATTATTGCCATGAGTATTTAGACTTTTATTATAATTACTATGAATAATTTTCCAAGACCCTTAGGAGTGAATCCCGAAGATAAAGGAATTAGTGCATCAATGAGGTATAACGACAGACAAAAGGAAAAGATAGATCAGTTCGCTAAGAAGTCTCTTCATCTCTCTAAGAAACAAATAGAAGAGATCCTCAGTGAAACATTCGATGAGGTTGAATATAAGAAAGGAATTGCTGAGGGTGTGGAAAGTCTTTCAAAAACAAGCCCTACAGAAGTAGTTCATATAATTGATCAAGATCAGGAAGTAAGACAATTAAAAGAAAGTTTTGATATAGATGAGTGGTCAAAGAAGCCACGAACAGACGAGCAAGCGTCAGCGGATACTTTACATGGGATAGATATTAATAACTACTAGCATGCCATTGTTCGACTTTAAGTGTGGAGTGTGTAACAAGAAAGAAGAGCATCTGATCGCTATAGGCGAGAAGGTACTTTGCGAGGAGTGTAAAACAGAGATGAAAAAGCTTATCGGATGTCCTCTTGTAATTCTAAAGGGTAACGGCTGGGCTAAACCTTCCCAGACTGAGGAGCCGAGACAAGAAACATTTACCGTCTCATCAGACTAAATGGAAAACATTTCTATTGCTGAATACAGAAAGCTCACAGGGACGACAGGAAAATATGGTAATAAAAAGCGTTGTGTTGATGGCCACCGCTTCGATAGTATAAAAGAAAGTAAAAGATACCTCGAACTCAAACTTATGCAGCAGGGGGGTATTATTCGAGATTTGGAGCTACAACCGAAGTACTTACTACAGGACAAATTTAAATATGCTGGAAAGACAGAGCGGGCTATTCATTACGTGGCAGATTTTAGATACAAACTTTTGAAGCCGGATCAGTTTTATTTGCCGTTTAACCTGCAAAAGATGCTTGAAGTGGATAACTTAATCGTTGAGGACTCGAAAGGGGTACGAACTCAAATATTTCTAATTAAGCGTAAACTGTTTCTGAAACTCAATCCTGAACTCATATTCATAGAAACTTAACTTTCTTTTAAGAAAAGCTTGCTTTTCTTTTAAAGCAAGCTATAGTATATACATAAGATAACTTACTAATTAAAACACCTTATGAAAACATTTATCATCTGTGCTGACTGCGAAAACGAAATACATCAAGTTCCATTTGATAACAGATGCCCTTGCTGCTGGACTTCACTTGAGGACATGCCGAAGTCAATCAGACATAAAGGCGAGACTATAGTTTTATCTTAATATTTATCTTCACCTTATGGAATCTCAAGAGGTACTTGGCAAATTCGTTCATAAAGATGATCAGACATTTAAAATAATAGGACTGGAAGGAAGCAAGCAATTCGTGTGTATGCTTCCGGTGAGGCTCAACAAAGATGGAACATCTAGCTTTACACAGCAGCAGCATATAGAAGTACTTACATCGGAATTAGACACTTATATTTTTCTTTAAACAACTTATGAAAAAACACAAAGCAATCGCAATGGATCTGGAAACGGAAGCAAAAGCACTTGAGATGGCGAAAGTCATGGGACTTTCATTCAGTGCATATATCAGATGGACAATAAACAATCTTTACTCGGAATTTACTAAACTTAATAAATAACATTTTCACCTTATGAAACTTTACAAATACGATGATCTGCCAGTACTTATGCAAGCGGTGATTGATTGTCACCAGTTGATGGCTAAGAATGGAGCAAAGGAAATAGACATACAGGTAATATTTAATTATATCACTTCAGCATTACGATTATAATATGCCTCAAGATTTCCATAAATATACTGACCCGAAGAATGATGGACGAAGGAAAATAATGCCAGAGCAACATGATGAGGTGCGAGCGTACTATAAGCAGGTGCAGTCGCAAAGGAAAACAGCCACTCATTTTGGAGTATCACGCAGGCTTATTACATTCATTCTGAATCCAGAGAAATACCAAGCGAGACTAAAAGCTCGGAGAGAGGAGGAAGTGCATTTTAAATACTACGATAGAGAAGAACATACAAAAGCTATTCGTAAATACCGGGCAAAGAAAAGATCTTTAAACCTACAATATAATCCTCACGAACATGATTAATTCCAAGAAAAGAATACCGTTATGGGTCACGGCAAGCTTTGCGACATTCTTATGGACAATAGTATTTTGCTTATTTATTTACCACTTACAGTGAACCAAGAAGAGCTAAAAAAAATAGTTAGTTATAATAAAAACACTGGGGAATTTCATTGGAAAGAAAAACGTAAAGGGTGTAAAGAATATTTACAAGAGGCTAAAAAAATAAGAGAAGATGCAGAAATTTTATATAACTATCATAGTAACCATGGAAAGAAAAGAATACCCACGTCCTTATGCTAAAAAAGGGGATATAATTATGTTAAAGAAAAAACATAATGTTGCTGATAACTCTATGCAATATGAGGTGATAAATGCAATGTATTATCATAATGATAATGTATTTAAGAAAGACATCATTTATAATTTATCTGAATCGGAGAGCATAACAGCAACTACAGGAACAATGTATCCAGAGGGTGCTGTATTTACAGAATTACACCAATCGAACTTTGTCAAAAAGAAGTGGTATCAGTTTTGGAAGTAGATTGATTCTGAGGTGCTAGAAATGGAGGGCTAGCACCTTGGCATGAGTTTATATCCTTATCATAACCTTATGAAACAACTCAAATTTACAGGAAAGTTTATTGAATTTCTCGGATGGTCGTATCTGGGAATACTTGTTACCGTTTGCACACTTGGAATATTCGCACCTATCATGCTTTATTTCCAACTAAAGTATGTAGTAGAACATATTGAAATAACAAAATAACTATGGAAAAGAATTATTCATAATGTGCTATCTATCCAGAAAAGTGTGCCGGATGCGGTTACTTTTCTGGAATCGAATATATTGAGGGAGTGGGAAAGAAATCTAAGAAGCCATATTCTGGTTGGAAGTGTAACAAGTGTCAGCATTTACATTTTAAGAAAGACAAATAATGAGAGAACTTGCATTGATTATATTGACTATTGGAATTATTGAAACTGGTGGCAACGGATGGCTAATACTCTTTTTATTTTTTGTTTTGATCTACTAGTATGGACGAGATATACCAGTATATAGGAGCTACCATACTTGAAAGAAGAAAAAACTTGGGTTTAACTCAAAAAGAACTTGCTGTCCGTATTGGTAAAGAATCAGCCGCATATATACAGTTTATTGAATGTGG